GTCCCCGCAGTGGAAGTGTAGACGCAGGCAGCGTCAGAGACAACGGCGTTGAAGGGCGTGAATGTCACGTAGCCGAACCCGTTGGTGCCGACGACGCCCGAGAACCGCCCGTAGGTGGTAAGGCGGCGCGCGGGGATCGCTTCCATGTCTGGGATGCAGGCACCACGTGCGTCGGGGTGGAACGGGTCCATGAGCGCGAGACCGTAGTCCATGCCACACTTGCTGACATGAAAACGCAGCGGGCTGGGCCTGGGTTGGCGTTGCTTGCCCTTGCCCTTCTGCTTCTTCTGCTTCTTGGCGTTCGGGCGGTTAGGCATGATGCTTGGTTTGTAATGCTAGTTTTGTTTCGATTTATGACTAAATCTTGCGGGGCTAGAAGGAGTTTGCCCACCACGACTCCGACCAGTCGGCAACCCCGGCATCGAAAGGGTTCCGACGGAACCAAGCTTCGATCTCGAGCTGTTCACATGGGGAAACGTTGAAAGCCAACGCGAACGATGCTCGAGCCGTATCGCTCGGTTCTGCATATTTGACTTGGAGAGTCCCGACAAGCTGCCGGAACCCATACCCAATGTCCATTCTGGCTCCCCGCTGGCCAGAATCCATCCACCTGTAAAAGGCGCCGAGCACGGGGAGGTCGCCCGCAAGGGCGAGCCCCCCGGCCGCTACTGCACCCCGCTGGTACAGGATTTCCTTGACATTCAATTTCTTGGTTGTCATGAGATCCTTGGGGATGCTGTTTTTAGGGTTTCGCACGGCCCGGAATTTACCAGGCTGATGCTCCACCACGCGGCATTGGCAAAACTCGACGTCCTCCAGCCGATGGGAGGGTGGCTCCACCGTCATGTTAAATCCCAATCTAAGGAAGAAAGCTGGCAGCGTAACGAGACGCGGAAGATCGCCGCGCTCGAGGAACAGCACGCAGTCGTCGCCATTGTTGGCGAGTTTTGCGTCTATGCCGTAGTGGTTGAGATAGGTCCAGATCATCGCACACATGAGCAAACAGTTGCCCATGCCCGTGTTCATGTCCCCACTCATCCTATTTCCCGGCACAGTGTATACCAGCTTCTTGTCGCCTTGGTGCGACACGCCGTGGTTGGTCAATTGCATTTGGAGATACCTCTTGAGTTCACCGCTCTTGAACACACCATTATACAATGAGTGCTCGAACGCGAGTATCTTCTGGGAACAATGCTCATCGAACTTGACGGCGTCCAGGCCCACAGCCACGGGGTTATGAAACGAATAGAACTTGGCGGCGAGGATTCGGCCGACCTGGTCCGCGT